ATGGTCATCGGTTTTACTAAGAAAGAAGAAGCATTTATCGAAATGCTCTCCTACATGGAAAATCACTATTGCGGATACAATATGGATTTTGTTTTTAATCCGTTAAACTCTGCAATTTTCAATCCGCTGAAAATAAAAGGGGCGATATTTGAACCGGAACAGCAGAAAATGATTCTAACTGGCCCGACGCCGAATGTAGAGACCAGCCAAATTGAATTGCTATCCGAAAAATGGACGGAGCAGTATTGTGCTCTTCATAGAACTGACACCTATTGGACTGCCGAGCGCATTCTTTTTGCTCAAGATATATTCAGAACCTTACTCGCCATAAAGGATGGACAGATCCAAGGATATCTGGATGTACAATGCTGTTATGATATCAATGAAATCTACGACCTGTTTATAAAGCCCGAAGCCGCACAACAAGGATATGAGCTGGCATTGTTGGTAAAGGCAATAGAATTGAATAGACCAAATCAAATAATGGTAGTTGTCGATGCTGATGAGAAAGCAGAAATAGAATTATATACTGCTGCGGGATTTAGTAAGATGGAAGGCCAGAACAGCATTACTGCTTATATTAGAAAAAGCGATATATATTCCAACCTATAGTAAAAGGCTCCTCACTACCGACAAACTCGTCAGCAGCAAGGAGCCTTCCTTGTTCTTACTCTTGAATATCCACACTCACACCGGACTTGAAGAGCACTGTGAAGCGGTCGTGGGAGACGGTGATTTTTTCAATCAACCTGCGGATTAGGGCTTCGTCAAAGTCGGTGATCTCAGCATCCTGTCCCTTTAGGAAATCGCACAGGTCGGTAATGCGACTGAGCCGGTCATCCCGGAGGACACTGTCTGTGGCAGACTTGGCTTTCAGCTCTCGGAGCCGGAAAATCTCCTCGGCGACCGTATTGTAATCATCCTTGTTGTTGGCTTTCTTCAGGAGTTCCTTCTGAAGCTCGGCCAGCTTCTCATCAATGGCCTCTGTGTCGGCACTGTCAGACTGCCGGATGACGGTGGCCATGTTTTTCTGCAGGATCGCCAAGTAGTTTGACTTGCTGAGGATCATGTCGTTGATGGCCTTGAGGGCGATGGCTTTCAGGGTTTCCTCATTGACCGTCCGGGCTCTGCAGGCGACTCCGGTGTTGGTCAGGCGGCTTTCACAGCGCCAGACGATGGACTTGCAGCCGCGATTGTTCCAATGGATGCGCCGGAAAATTTCACCGCAGTCACCGCAGACGATCATCTGAGAAAAGCAGTGGTTGCTGCTGTAGCTGCGCTTGGTGCCGTTCTTGCTGGTGTGCACAACACGCCTGCGGACAAGCTCCTCCTGCACCAGCATGAAGATTTCCCTTGGAATGATCGCCTCATGGTTTCCTTCCACGTAGTACTGCGGGACGGTGCCGTTGTTCTTGATGCGGGTCTTGGTCAGGAAGTCGGTGGTGTAGGTCTTCTGGAGCAAGGCATCGCCGATGTACTTTTCGTTGCGGAGGATCTTGTTGATGGTGCTCGTCCACCACTTTGTCCTCCCTGCGCCGGTGAGAATTCCATCTGCCTCAAGCCCTGCGGCGATCTTATCCATGCTGAAGCCCTGCAGGTATTCCCGGAAGATGCGCTTGACCACCTCGGCCTGCTCCGGATCAATGACCAGATTGCCGTCAGCATCTTTGGTGTAGCCGAGGAAGTGATTGTGGTTGATCTGCACCTTGCCTTGCTGGTAGCGGTACTGCAGACCCAGCTTGATGTTCTGGCTCATGGATTGGCTTTCCTGCTGGGCCAGAGATGCCATGATCGTCAGGAGCACCTCGCCCTTGGCGTCCATCGTGTTGATGGCTTCTTTTTCAAAGTAAACGGGGATGTTTTTGTCCTTCAGCTGCCGGATGTATTTCAGGCAGTCCAGCGTGTTCCGGGCAAATCGGCTGATGGACTTGGTAATGACCATGTCGATGGCACCAGCCATGCAGTCGTCAATCATGCGGTTGAACTCGGCGCGGTATTTGGTGTTTGTGCCTGAGATGCCGTCGTCTGCGTAGATCCCGGCCAGCACCCATTTGGGATTATTCTTGATGTACTCTGTGTAATGTTCGATCTGGGCCTCATAGCTGATAGCCTGCTCATCGCTGTCTGTACTGACGCGGCAGTACGCTGCGACTCGGAGCTTTGGCTCAGCCGAGGTTCTTGTGGTACTCCCGACCTGTGGCCTTGCCGGGATGATGGAAATCTTAACTTGTGCCATACTGGATCACCTTCCTTTCGATCAGGCTGTACAGATACTCAGCACGTTCGATGGGGTTAGGCGGTTCCCGTTCAGGTGTGCGCATCAGAAATTCGGTCGGAACGGTAATGACTGAAGATTTCTTTGTCCGGTTCAGCCTGCCCAGACTTCCTGCGCGGCGCTCGATCTCAGCGGTTACCGCATCGAAGGTCTCCTGATCGATGATGGCGGGATAGAAGTCGTCGCCGAGGTAATGCCTGTTCTGCATGATGCGCTTTGCTGTCCCGTGGTAGGTTTCCATACCGGCATCAGCGGCGGCATTCTTCAGCGCCATACCGGATAAATAATTGCTGTAGAGCTTCCGGATTACGGCAGCAGCATTCTCGTCAATCACTGCCTGACCGCCATCGATCCGGTAGCCGTAAGGTGTGTGGCTCATATCAATCAATCCTTTCTCTGAGCGTCAGGCCGCATTTTAGTTCAAAGCCCAGCTCGTGGCGGCTGTAAACGATGACGCGGTTTGCATAGTCTGTAAATAAATCCTCGCTGAATTCCTGCAACATAGCCGTCCGCTCCGTAAAGCGCAGGAGCTTCTGGACTTCCAAAAGCTGATGGCTGTAGGTTCCTCCCGCTCCCTGCAGAGCATCGATCTCACGCTGAATTGCCCGCGTCTGCGTCATGAGCTCGTTTTTCTGTTCGGTGAAAATGATCTGGTCAAGGTAGCCTTGGGCCATCAGGCGCTGCAAAGTTTGCCGCTGCTCGGAGATCTTCATGATCTCGGTTTCAAGTTCTCTCTGTCGAACCACACCGGAGTCATCGCTATAGGATTTCATCTGTTCCAGCAGCGGCTGCAGAATGAGCTTCCTTCCGAAGATCAGTTTGTTCATCATGGTGAGGAAAGCCCGCTCAATATCATCATTCCGGATGTAAAGCATGGAGCAGGCGGTTTTGTCCTCGATGTGGGTTCCGCAAGTCCATGCGATGTATTTGGAATCTCTGCCAGTGTGGATTCTGCGCTTGAACTTGCCGCCACACTCTCCGCAGATGATCTTACCGGAGAGGGCATATCGGTGGAGGTATTTTTCACTGCCTTTGACGATACCCTTTTCCCGGCTGTGCTGATCGATAAGCTGGGCGACCGCGTCAAAGTCTTCGTGACTGATGATCGCCTCATGGTGGGCCTCGCAAAAGTAGCGGTCTTTCTCCCCGTAGTTGATGTGCCGGTTGAATTGGCCGTCCGTATAGGTCTTCTGAAAAATAACGTCACCGGTATATTTCTCGTTTGTCAGGATGCCCTTGACTGTGCTTGGTTGCCAGCGGCCATTCTTTTTTGTCTTGATGCCTTTTTCATTCAGATGCTGTGCGATGGTGTAAACGCCCGTCCCAGAGAGGTATTCGGCAAAGATCATCTTCACAATTTCAGCCTGTTTCGGATTGACGACTACCTCCTCCCCGTTCCAGTCATAGCCGTAGGGCGGGTAGCTGAGTTTGAACGTACCATTTTGAAACCGTTTCTGAATCGACCACTTGCTGTTTTCCGAGGTCGATGCGGATTCTCCTTCAGCCATAGAACTCAGAATGGACAGGATCAGCTCATCCTCCATTGAGCAGGTATTCAGGTTTTCACGCTCGAAGAAGATTGAAATGTTCAGGGTTTTCAGTTTACGGACGAGCTCCAGACAGTCTGTCGTGTTCCGTGAAAACCGGCTTAGAGATTTAGTGATCACATAATCGATCAGGTGGTTTTCGCAGTCTTTGATCAGGCGACGAAGAGCAGGACGCTTGTCCTTCTTCGTGCCGGTGATGCCTTCATCGTAGTAAATCCCGGCCAGCTCCCAATCGTCGTGGCAGGCGATGAATTCTTCATAATGGGATTTCTGGATATCCAGACTTTCCAGCTGTGCATCGCTGTCTGTGGAGACGCGGCAGTAGGCTGCCACGCGGAGCTTCTTTTGCCCCAACTCAGTGGGCTGAACCTGCTTGATTTCTGTAATTTTCTTCATGGCGGCACCTCCTTTCCACGTCTATACATCACTCTAAAGGCTCAGATTATCAAGTTAATTTCGGGAATATCTCCACCAAAAATGGAGAGAAAGATTCCCGGTTCAGGGCAGTTATTTTGTTGAATTCGGACAAGGAAATAAGTCCAGCATCCAGCATCCGCTCAAGCAGCTTCTGGGCCTGATAGTACCCGCAGTCCCGCTGCAGCTGATCCTGTGTCGGCGGTGTGGGCACGAGACTGATGTCGGCAATTGGAAGATCACTCAACGCGACAGGATTTAGAAGATCGTTGTTTTCATTCGTCATGGTATAGACACCTCCATTCACTTTCCAATGGAGGTGAACAGGGCCGATTGACGAAGCCATGGTGATTTATTTGTGCGAGGCAATAAAAAAAGAGGGTGCATCGCCATTTCTGGTAATGCACCCATAAGAGATGTTCCTTATTTCACGCGGACTTGATTGCCGACGTAGATGAGATTTGGATTGGTGATCTGCGGATTCAGCTTGATGATCTGCGTCAGGCTGAGACCGTACTTCTTGGCGATTGCGGAGAGAGTGTCTCCCTTTTTGACCGTGTAGTACTGCTTGGTCTCGGTTGCCTTCAAAAGCTCGTTGACCTTGGCCTGTACAGCGGAGTAATCGTACCCGGCAGCAGTCAGGCGGTTCTTACGGTCATCGCCGTTGCCCCATTTGCCGTCAATCACTTCCTTTGCCAGTTCCTCCACGGTCTTTGTGGCCGGTGCAGGAGTCGGAGTAGTATCCTCGGCAGGAGCAGCAGTGTCGTATTTCGGTCTGGCATAGCCGCGGATGTAACCCCAGCCGACCGGGATCTTCCGGTAGCCGACTGCGTCGCTCTTGTTGCCCTCGATGACCGTGATAGTTCCATTCGAGACTCCGGTAACCACACCGATGTGATCGGAGCCGCCATCGTTGGGCTGGGTGGAGTCATCCCAGTTGTACAGGATGATATCGCCGCGCTTGGGCGTAATGGTTCCATCCTCGATCCAGATGCCCTTGCTCTTGAAGATCTTCACGTGCTGTTCGCAGCCACACTCGGTTCCGATCAGATCAACCATATCAGCCTTGATGGCAGCAGCGGAAACGCAGGTGTCGCACCATGCGTCCGTGTACTGCACGGCATAGCCCCGGGCTAGAGGCTTATGGCTGTTGTAAACATCGATGATCTGCTTGTGTTTCCCGTTGGCTTCCGAGAAGCCGATCCAGCTCTCCATTACGGCGACAAGGGCATCCGCCGTTCGGGTACCGATGGTGGGTGTCGCAGCCGAGGAGTCATCGGTGCTGGTATCATCCGCAGCGGCTTTCGTGAAACCATTGAAGCCACCTTTTTTGATGATGGACGGGTAATCAACATAGGCGTAATCCAGATCCACGTTGCCGTTGATGCCGGAGACAGAACCCTTGGAAGAATACTGCCACAGGCCGTACTGGCCGGAATAGGTGCACTTGTCGTTCCATTGGGCACACCAGTAGGCGTAGCGCTTTTTCACGGCGTCTGTTACATAGGCGTTAACGGCAGACAGGGATGTGTAGAAGCCTGCAAAATAGCCCTGAGCCTCCATTTCATCACAGAAGGCTGTGATAAGAGCGCTGCAGAAATCCTTCCCTTTAGAGAGCTGGCTCTTTTCCTCCAGATCGAAATAGACCGGATACTCGAACTGCTTTCCCTTCAGGATCGCTACACACTTCTGAGCCTCCTGCTTGGCTCCCTCAGCGGAGGCGGCATAGCTGTACCAGTAAGCACCGACAGCAAGACCGGCAGCCTTGGCCCTGCTGTAGTTCTGCTCGAAGTATTTATCCTTATTCCCGTTTCCATATCCGGCACGGATAATGACGAACTGGATGCCTGCGGCTTTAACCTTGGCAAAATCAATATCACTCTGCCATACGGATACATCGATTCCTTTTGTAGCCATATCACTTGTCCTCCTTTTCGCTGCGTTCGTGAAGCTGTTCTAATACGGTTTTCATCTGCTCCGGGATCGGCAGGCCCAGATGACCAGCATTCTCCAGCAGGCTGACGCCTTCATTGGAGATGTAGAAAAAGATGACAGCTGTCCGAAGTACACTGCCGGAGCCGATAACCTGCACATCGAGGATGTTGGCAATCCCAACAAGCAGGAAAATCAGCACTTTGCGGCAGATACCTTTGAACCCGACTGCGCTGGATAGCTTCTTGTCACTAATCGCGCACATCACGCCAGTCACGTAATCTACTGCCACGAAGACAACGAGCGCGATGATCAGACCATCACAGCCTCCGAGAAAGTAGCCAAGCCAGCCGCCGACAGCGGTAAAGACCAGCTGGATCGTGTTCCAGAATTCTTTCATGATGAGTTCCTCCTTAAAAAATCAGAGCCATGCCGGTGTGTCCGGTATGACTCCAGTGTTCGGTGCATCAAGCCACGCTTGATACCATGTTTTCAGTTCAGATTTCTGCTTCTCCGTCAGGCGCTCATACCAGAGCGGGCCTCGGTTGATGACAGGAAAACAGTCCTTCTCCCGTTGCTCCCGGATGGTCGCAATGGCAGCCTTGTTTTGGAGAGCCTGTTCTTTCTCTTCCTCAAAACACAAATCACCATCCCTGACCCGGTATGCCTGAAAGTGCTCCGTAAAGTGATCGATATCAGCTGGCTCCGGGATATCAATTCCGTCCACCAAAGTCCCGATCAAGGCAAAGCTCTGCACATAACCTTTTTCATCGCATAAAACCTGCATATTGCTGCCTCCTTAATTCACTCCAAAGACTCGGAGAATTTGTCCGCTGCTGCTTCTTCCTTTATATGCAAGAGTTACCGTTGTCCCAGAATAGGACAGGTTAAAGGAATAGTAATAGCTTTCATCAGCAAACTGGTAGGACACCGCCGACGTAGTGATTACAGAGGACGGAATGACGATTGCACAGCGAGATGACGATGATGACGGCTGACCGATGATAATGAAAAAGTTATAGCTCTTCGAAAAGGTCGTGCTTCCTGTCGTAAGGGTTCCGTTATACAGCGACGTCACGCTAATACCGAGATTTGCCCGAGCTGCCGCTGCAGTCGTTGCTCCGGTACCGCCGTAGGCGATGGCCAGCGCATTTGTGAGTGTGATGCTGTCCCAAGAGCTCCGGTCATATGCCGCCTTTACAGCTGAGGCAGTTGCTGCCAGTACCGTACTGGTGGAGGAGGTGCTGGAGGACAGCTTGGTCACGCCATAATATGTCGTTGTCGCATGGGAAAACGTAATGCCCATCCAGTTGGTTCCGTTATAGACGAAAAGAACGATCTGCCCGGCTTTCCATGCATAGGTGGGAACTGCTGTGGTTCCATAACTCATGATTGCAATATCCCCGGTAGAATTCACATTCAGCGTTGGGGATGCGGCAGTGTTTGTATAAGTGAATTTCACAGCGATGGCAGCTCCGGTTTTCAGTACAAAATTGGAGCAGGTCACAACTTTCGCTACCGTCGCAGCAGCAGTTGAGCATGTCCCATACCACAGGCCGGAGCCATTCTGAAGGATGTACTGAGCCAGAAGCATCCCATATACCTTGACATCCCAGCTTTCCGCAACTTCAAAGGTTTCATCTGTCTCAGAAACCTTCCCGACTGCCAGACCCTTGCCACCAGATTTAAAGTCCATCACCACACCTGCAGTAGATACGGTGTCGACGATAGATACTGTTGTAAAAGCATCAGTCAAGATGTACTTCACATCATAGGAGCTTTCCGTAGAGATGTTCCCACCGCCGAATGTGAAGGCCGTGTTGGAGGAGAAGGACTTATTTGCATTTGTCCATGAGGTATCTGTGGATTTTTTATAATACGTGCTCCTCGTTACCGTGTTCTTGCTGCTGCAGGAAGCGTAGCTGTATTTGACCAGCCCACGGACATAGGTTCCATCATCATTGACTGTCCCATCACTCAAAGCTCTCTGCGAAAGATAGCTGGTGAAGGAAGGTGCCGCATACGCCACAACGGTAATTGAAACCGTAGCCGCATCGGAGGTTCTTCCTCGTGAATCTGTGACCTTTGCCGTAAATGTAATCGTGCCGGAACTGGAAAGAAAGCCCGTCGTAAAGCTCGATGCAGTACTGGAAAAGCCTCCACCCGATATGGAGTAAGCGGATATGGTGGAGCCCTGTGCGCCAGCTGCTCCGTTGATCGTAAGCGTTGCCTTGGATTTCGACTGAACATAGATTCCCCAGCTGGTCGGAACCGTACCATCAACTCTTGCTGCAGTCAGGCTTGTGATTGTGGGCTTCACCGAAGTCGGAACTGTCAGTGTCAGCGTGCAAGTTTTACTGCCGATCTTCGTACTGCCGTTATAGGTATCGCAGGTGATCGTACAGGCACCAGACACCGCGTTCGGTATCTGCGCAGCAAGGGAAACAGCCGGTGTCCATGACACGGAGGTCGAGGTGGTCTTTGTCACGATTGTTCCCGTAGTGCTGCCAAACGCATAGGAAAGTGTATGCGTAAACGATGAGGACGCACGGGTGATGGTGATCGTTGTAGCAGAGCCCATCGTCGCGTTTGCCGCTGAGACGGAGGAGGCCCGTGGAATCGTATTTAGTGTATGCGTCGCACTTGCTGTCGCACTGACTGCATAGGTGTAAATGCCCGCCTCGCAGCTTAGGCTGAAAGACTTTGTTCCATCTGCGTTATGGGCAATCGTCATCGTGCCGGACGCGATTTCCTGATCCGCCCTCAGTTGGATACGGTCGTCGCTTGTATAGACCGTCGTGCCGTTTATAACAGCTTTGAATGCACCGGACATGACCCAGCCGGTATAGGAACCGGAACCTTTCAGCGTCCATGAAAGGCTTGTCGTATTGTTTGCTACGCTCTGGCTGGTGGCAGTCCAAGAAAGCGTAATGGAACGACCTTCTTTTTCATTTGTGGTAATACTTCCGCTTAAAGCCATAATCCTTCACTCCTTACGATGCCGGGCCGCGCCATTTGATCGAAAGATTTCCGTTTTCACGCGGTACAAAATCGAACCAGCCTCTGCTTTCATTGCCGAGGGACAGCTTGTTTCGGATCTCCGCATTGGTGATGACCAGACTGTTGTTTGAAATATAGGCGATCTTCTGTCCGTTCTCCTTAAAAGCAAGCTCCTCATTGGACAGCTCCGCCGTGAATGCATTCCCGACCATTCCAAGCTCGATAAGGGCTCCCCGGAATCGGATGTACTGATTAAGCAGCTCCTGATTGGCAGCCACATCACCTCTGATCTCATCAGTGATGGCGGTAAAATCCATACGGATTTCACTGCTGTTCTGCGTAATGCTGGTCTGGAAATCCTGCTGAATGGTCTGAAACTCCGACTTCTGAAGATAGGACTCACTGACAGTGCTCAGGATTTCGCTTGAGGTCTTTGTGATCTCGGAGTAACACTCCCGGACACTGACCTGCAGAGCCGCGACATCATTCACTGCATCTTCGTAGGCCGTAACATTTTGGAAGGTGTTCTGGCAGACAGTTAAGAGCGCCATGAGACCACCTCCTCAGTTGGAAACGTCACACTGCAGCGTGATCAGGCTGTCGATGTCGGCAGCAGACAGATAGATGACCTTGCCGGTTTTATTGAAGGTCACCGCATTTCCATCCTTATCCTGCGCATACCACGTATAGGTCAGGCTCTGTGTTTCCGTGGCAGCTGCCCATGCCAAGCCGTTGTATTTCATCAGCGTGACAGTCTTTGCTGTGTGATCCACCTGATACCAGAAATCGCCGCTGGCTGGAGACGACGGCGCAGTTTCACCGATGTTCCCCAAAAGCGGATCGACCTCTCTCTGGTTGGTGCGGACAATTACATAAGGAATCAGCCCGCCGAGATTGTTCTTTACAGTAAAACCGCCGATGGAGAGCATCTCCGAAACATAAGGATCGGATTTATCTTCCACCGTGATGACATCCACATAGGTCTTGCTGCTGTAGGTCATGGTGCAGCGGTAGGACTGGATATTTACGATTTCCGAGCCGGATACAGTCAGGGTCGCTTCTGTGGCTCCGCTGATATCGACCCACTCGCCTCCGGTGTACTTCGCCCATTGGTAGGTACCGGTGGTGATGGCAGTCGCACCGGAATAGGCCGAGGTCGCCAGCATCAGGGAGCCGCTCTGATTCTGAACAATCGTGCCCTCCGGCGCATAGATGGAAAACACCACAGCAGCCGCACCGGCGCTTCCTGCTTTGGCCTTTGTCCATGCGAAGGTCTTCTCCACGGTGACATCACCCACGGTGAAGGTAAGCGGAACAGTGCCTGTCAGAACGGATGTGCCGCCAAGAGTAGCGCTCTTTGCGAAAGTCAGTACGACAGAGCCTGCCGTCGTCGCAGTTGCCGGAGTATTTGATTTAAGCGTGATCCCGGTTGCCATTGTTCCTACAGTGCAGGAGCAGGCCACCTGCTCGATACCTTGAAAGGCGACAAAAGGAATGGTAACGTTTGTTGCAGCCGATACTGCGCCTCCAGAGGTGCATGCGATGTTTTGAGCTTCATTGGATACGACAACGGAGATACCGCCCGGCCCGGTGCCTCCGGAGTCGCCTTTGGCACCGTCATATAGCTTGGAAATAGTCACCGTATCGTAGACGTCGCTGTCATTGGTTAGAAGCTTGATCTGGGCGACATTGTTTACAAAGACCGCATGCGTCGGTTTCACGACAAGGGTGCCACTGGTGATGTTCGTGTTGTCCGAGGTGGTCGGATAGTCGGCCCAGTTGCCGGAGCTGTTTTTATACTGCCATTTGCTGATGGTCACTCCCTGCACCTGACCGGTAAGGGTTGCCTGAGAGGCACCGACCAGCTCGCTGTCTGCATTGTATTTGAACACGTAGGTATCCGAGGTCACATAGGCCAGTCTGGCGTTCTCTGCATTCTTCACCAGCGTATAAGTGATATCCGAGGAAATGTTGACGGTGTTCTTTGTCTCGGAATCGTAGTAGCTGATATAGCAGATATAGGTGATCATCCCGGAGGTGGAATCCGCCAGCTTGTTCTGGTTAACCGTGAGAATTCCACCGCTTGCTGTTTCACCGGTGGTCAGGGCCGTTTCCGCACTGGTTCCATCTTTGCGTTTCCATGAAATGGTGAGCCCGGAAGCATTTAGGGCTATGCTGGTCTGATCCAGAAAGATCACTGGCGTCAGCACCAGATTGGTGCTTGCCCAGCTGGGTGCATAGGTGTGCGGCAGCACGTTCGGATCTTCACTTTGGGTCTTCGGCAGGTTGGAAGTAATGTAGGCCGAGAGCTTCCGCTGGTCTGTGATATCCACGAACGTCTGCTGACTGGAAGTTAGTATGGTTGGCATTCTGGTTCCTCCTAAATCGTTATTTCACAATAAAAGGATGCGTTATCCTGTACATCTTCGGTTGTCACCGTGATGGTTTTGATTCCGGTATGGCTGGCGGCCCAGTCGGCATCTGCCGTCTCGTCTCCGGAGTTCCGATGCCAGTTAAAGCAGGATGCATCAAGCGTATCCGTGATATCCGTATCCCATGAGAAGACCCTGCAGCGCAGGACGCTGTGCTGGCCCTTGTCCCGGAAGATGCTCACACCATCCACAAGGATCTCCGTGCGGTACATCTTCTGGGCTGTAATATCGTCAAGCTGACCGGAGATAATCTTGATCTGGCCGGTGGTGCCAATCAGATCTTCGGTCAAGTCTGTAATGTTCTGATCCTGTTTGGCGGCAGCAGAAGAAAGCGTCACGCCACTGGCTCCGATACTGATGGTGTTTCCAGCAGGGTTCAGGTAGTCGATAGTCCGGCTGACGCAAAGATATGTGCCGTCAATCCCGTGCGGCTTGGAAATGCAATGCACATACATGCGGGCACGGATGTCCCCAATATCCGCGCCGGTATCTGACTCATCGATGATGGTAAGCTCCATGCTGGTCACGCCCTGAACAAGCTCCTGCAGGCGGGCAGTTGCTTTCCGCAGCAGATTGCCCGGAAGCGTCACATTCTCCCAGATCTCCGTTGCCCAGATCCAGCCAATCTCAGAAACGGCTTCCTCGTCGCAGATGTAATTTTTGCCGTCGTTTACAGAGGTAATATCCACGCGCTGCCCGGTTTCGACCTCATTTCCCTCGGCGTCCGTTTCCTTGATCTCAGCACCAAGAGGAATCAGGGCTGTGGCCCGTTCGGTGTGATCCCGGTTGATTTTCACATCCAGAAGGTTCTTGCCAAACTCCACGGTCTGCAAGGACGTGACATTAAAGTCTGCAAGATAGTCGAGGACTTTGCCAGAGTCCGTGTATCGTACCTGAAGATAGCCGCCATGCGTTTTTAATAGCTTGTCCCGGATTGCATCCAGTGTCACAGAGTATGAGGAATTGCTGTAGGCGACATAGTCGTTATCATCCGTCACGGTCACGTTGCCGACCGTGAATTTTTTCTTGTCCTCCACAGCGGCATTGTGCACGGAAACAAAATACTCCAACAGGCCGCGCAGGGTTCCTTTGTAGGAGAAAGGCGGCTGCAGGGTATCCTTCATGTAAGCAAGGCAGGACTCGCAAGTCCATGTGTGCGTGTTATAGAAATCGCTGCCGTCATCCAGTGCACGGCCCTCAAAAACAGTTGTGTTGTTCTTCTTACAGATAATGATGGAGGCCATCGGTTTTATGGAACTCAAGTATGGATGGTTGTATGGTGCGGAGAGCGTTAGGCTGTCAATGTTCTCAGCATCCTCCGATACCTTTGCCTCCGTGATGGCCAGCTTTGACAGGCTCGGATGATAGAAAAGTGCGCCATCCACATAAATACGAAAAAGGCTCATAGGCGTCCCTCCCTGTAGCGGAAGGTCGTCGTCCCGGAGCCGGAAACGGTCAACGTGTTATCACCGGCAGCAAGCTCCAGCTCAGGGAACTCCCATGTACCGGCGCTGACGGATTTTCGGAAGGTATCCGTGCCGACCTGCCAGCTGAGTGCCGTTTCGGCAGTCGTTGTAATGAACGGCACCACAGGCATATAGTCATTGACCAGAATGACAGTGCCGCTCCCGGAGATGGTGACGACCGTCTCATCAGTGTGATAGAGATAGGCGTCGCCATCCTCGCAGGAGAAGATGATCTGTCCTTTTCCGGTAAGCGGATCATAGGCAGGTGCAGCCTCTAAGGTGCCGACTGCATATACATCCGGATCTTCGCTGCATACTACCTGTACAAGGCGGCCAGAGAAGCGGTTTGCCGTCTCCCTGACCATGTTATTAAACGCAGCCCGATATCCCAGCATGGATAACGTAATCGTAAAGCTGCGCGGCTGATAGGAAACCCTCCCCAGCGCCTCGGTGAAGCGGATCGGTGAATTCCGGCCCGGAACGGTCACGGTATCGGACTGTGACTGAGGTGTTGGAAAGCTGACCGCCTCCCGGAGCCATCCCAGCGTATTCATAGAAATACCATTGATCAGAATATCCGGCTTCATAGGCTCAACCTTCCTTTCACTTTCTGCGCCTTACCAAGTCCGCTGTCGATAGAAGGCAGCAGGTGCCCGACAAGGGTTCCATCCTCCAAATAGATGCCCTTGGAGCTGTTGTCAGCAATGATGGCCAGATACTTCTCCATGCCGCTCATGTTGAGCTTCTGATCCAGAAGTGCGGACAGCTGATCATAAAAGCCCTTCAGCGGCAGGATCGCCTCTGCGCCTGCCTCGCCGCCAGCCATCAGGCTGCTGCCATTGATCCCGAAAAGCGTCGGGCTGGTCATGATGCCGCCTTCCTTGTACCAGCTGATGGAAAAGTGCGGTACGGACGGAGGCGAGATGGAGAATGAGCCCGTAATGCTCAGGTGCGGAAGCTTTAAGTGCGGCAGGCTCCACGAGAAGTTGAAGAATGACTTGATTCGGTCAATTGCGCTCTTCACGGCATCCCGTGCTGCATTGATCGGCGTAGTAATGGCCGTTTTAATACTGTTCCAAACACTGGTAGCAGTGCTTTTGATGCCGTTGAACACCGAGGATACTGTACTTTTCACAGAATTAAACACAGAGCTGACCTTGGAGCTGATCCCGTCTACCACAGAACTGATGGTAGATTTGATCCCGTTCCACACAGTCGTGGCCACGGTTTTTACAGCATTGAATACGGTGGTAACGACACTTTTGATCGCGCCCACGACCGTTGTAACCTTTGTTTTGATAGCCTCCCAGACCGTGGAGAACACGGTGAGGATAGCATTCATCACGGTGGAGATGGTCGACTGGATCGCCGTGATAACCGTCGTGACCACAGACTTGATGGCATTCCATGCCGCTGTAATAGTTTCTTTGCAGTTTTCCCAGATGAAGCGGAATGGCAGTGTGATGATGTCGAATGCGGCAGTCAGGATTTCCCCGATCAGCTGCACACCCACAGAAACCACATTCTGGATGGTTTCCCATACGGTCGCGAGGAAGCCGGTGATCCCGTTCCAGATGCCCTCAAAGAATGTCTTTACGGAAGTCCATATCTCGCTCCAGCTGGTGCCGAACCAGCCGAGGAATACATCCACAATGCCACGGATTGTCTCGAGGACAGCGGTAACGACACCCTTGATCCCTTCCCAGACGGAAGAGAAAATCTCCTTCACGCCCGTCCATGCCTGAGACCAGTTCCCGGTGAAGATGCCGATAAATACATCAAGAATGCCGGTGATCACACCAAGCACAGTCTGCAGGACAGTTGCGATAGCCTTAAAGGCTCCTTCAAACACAGGGGCCAGCACAGCGCACAGGCCGTTCCAGATGGCTTTGATCGTCTCGGCGATATCTGAGAAGCTGATGCCAAGGGCAGAAAGTCGCTCCCGGATGCCTTCGACAAAATTCGACACAGTAGTTTTGATCTTTTCCCACGTGCCGAGGATCGCTTCCCGGAAACCGTCGTTCGTTTTCCATAGATGCACAAAGGCCGCCACAAGGACGGCAATCACGGCAACAACGGCCAGTACGGGAGCCGAGATGCCACCAAGAGCAGCACCAAGCTTCCCGAAGATGCCGGTTCCGGCGCTGACTGCGGTTTTTACCTTGCTGACGGCACCGGCCAGCTTTACAAAGCCCTGCATGGCCACACCGATCTTGGAAATGACTGTGCCGATGATGACCAGCAGTGGGCCGATGGCTGCGACCACAAGGCCTATCGTCAGAATGGCTTTCTTCTGGCCCTCATCCATGCCGTTCAGCTTGTCGATGAAGGCTTGGATATGACTGACGATGTTCCGGATGGCGGGCATCAAGATCTCGCCGAATGAGATAGCAAGTTCCTGCAGCTGGCTTTTCAGTATGGTGATCTGCCCGGCGAGGTTATCCTGCATAGTGGCAGCCATAGACTCCGCCGAACCATCACAGTTATCGATGGCGTTGGAGAGCTTATCTATATCCTCCGGCGCTGCATTCATCAGGGCAAGGAAACCAGACATGGCGTTCTTGCCCACGAGCGCCTCGGCAGTCTGGGCTTTTTCGGATTCAGACAGCCCGGAGAAAGCTTCACGGCAGTCTGCCAGAATGTCGGACAGATCCCGCATGGAACCGTCCGCATTGGTGGTGGCAATGGTAACGTCGCCGAGGGCCGCACCACTGATCTCAATGTCGCCGGTCAGGTTGTTCATGATGGTACGAAGGGCCGTACCTGCCTGAGATCCTTTGATACCGGCGTTTGCCATAAGGCCGATAGCCTCGGCAGTATCTTCTGCGGAGAAGCCCAGCGCACCTGCGATAGGAGCACAGTATTTGAAGGTCTCGCCCATCAGGGAGACATTGGTATTCGCATTCGAGGAAGCTGCTGCGAGGATGTCTGCAAAGTGCCCGGAGTCCTCTGCGGAAAGGCCGAAAGCGGTCAAGGCGTCTGTCACGATATCTGATGTGGCCGCCAGATCCTCTCCGGAGGCGGCGGCCAGATTCATGATACCTTCGATACCGTCAAGCATATCGCTGGTCTTCCAGCCTGCCATAGCCATATAGCTCATGGCGTCGGCGGCCTCGGAAGCGGAAAACTTGGTCTTGGAGCCCATTTCGCGGGCCTTATCCCGCAGAGCCTCAAGGTCATCACCGGTTGCGCCAGAGATGGCGGACACCTGACTCATGGCGGTATCAAAATCTGCAGAGGTTTTTACAGCGGCGACACCGAGAGCGACAATCGGAGCAGTAACCTTTGTGGTCAAATCCTTGCCGACAGAGCTGATCGAATTACCGACTGACTCCATCTTCTGACCGACCTCGTCGATCTTAGCAAGGGCTGTGCTGGTGGTGGCCGCCTCTTCCTGCAGGCGCTTTAGTTCTTCCTCTGTTTCGATGATCTCGCGCTGCAGGGCATCATATTTGTCCTGACCGAGATCGCCGTTTTCGAGCTGCTGCTTTGCCTGCTCCTGCGCAGCCTTCAGGGAATCCAGCTTTTCCTTCGTAGCTCCAATGGCATCTTTCAGGAGCTTCTGCTTTTGTGACAGAAGCTCCGTATTGGATGGATCGAGCTTTAAGAGCTTGTTGACATCCTTCAGGGATGCCTGCGTGCTTTTGATGGTTGTGTTGACAGAATTCAGGGCTTTGTCAAGGCCGGTGGTATCACCGCCGATTTCGACAGTGATGCCTTTGATGCGATTTGCCACGGTGGTGTACCTCCTTCCTTAGAAACGGTCGAACTCCTCCTGCCCGGCGATTTTCTGGTATTTCACGCTGTCATTGCTTTTCTCCGTCCACATATCCAGCACGAGGCCTATGGTGAGCAGATCCAGATCAGCGATGGAAATACCGATCTCCACACAGCGCAGGAGGAAGAGCGGCGTCGTCAGTTCCCGGCTGCTTTTGCTAAGTTTTTTTTAGACTCCACATCTGTCACAAGGTTGGTACCCCAGAGCTCGAGGATCTCCGGCAGCACCTCGTAGATGGAAAACATTTCGAACTGATCCAGCCACTCATCAATGGTGCCCGGAATGCTGTGGTCTGCATGGAAGGCCATGATATAGGCCACGTTCTCGAAAATCTCCAGATCGTCGATCTCAAGAGAAGATCCGTCTTTGCCGCCTTTCTCCTTGTAGGAGTTTTCGAGCTTCGACAGATCCTTGAATATATCCCGTTTGAACTTGATCCGGTACAGGCGCGGAATGGAGGCCGAAGAACGGAACTTGACCTCCTTGCCGCTGATCGTGATGGTTTTCTCGAGCATGGTTCAGACCTCCTTAATGATCCTGTTCCTCATTAGTTCCACCCGTCAGGCCAGCACCGCCGGGGAGAGTGACACTCTGAATGGTTAAGTTGTCAGGCTCATAGACGGACTGGTACCAATTCTGATAGGTCTCGGTCGCGGTACTGTCGCCCGTGCGGCTCTTGACCAGACCGTCCTCTCTGGGATCAGCGGTCAGGGACAGGGTTTCGGTGCCCGGCTCAATGGTGTCTTCCTTGGTCTCAGACTCAATGGAAGGACGGGATGCCGTGCAGTTGTACATGACGTGGCGAATGGCCCGGATGTCGCCGTCGAACTCAAAGAGCAGCGCAAACTTCACGCTTTCGGTATTGTCCGAACGTTCTACCAGCACGCCATTCTTGTCCAGCTCCTCCTGCAGAATCTCCGTGCGGAACCACTCCGGAATCAGGGCGATTTCCAGATCGCCGGAATAGCCGTTGTTGGCGACAGAGCGGAAATAGACAATACCGTCCGCATAGAAGGGAGAGCTTTCACCCTCGGCGTCCAACGAGATACTGACCGCGCCCGGAATGGCCTGCGGCGTACCATAGGTGTAGACCGTCTCGCCGTCTTCCACAGTCGTAGTCAGTTTGGCGGCATGCACGTTTTTCAGGTTGTATTTGACTTTGTTACCCATTGTGGTTAACCTCCATTTCAAATGAATACATGACTTCGTAGAGCTTTTCAGAGGCGATCCACGTCTCCGATTTCTCATAAAAAATGCCGTACTGATCCAGCACGGCTTCAACAGCTGCCTCAAGGGACGGGTCTTTCAGATCGGTATAGAGCTCGATGTGGATTTCAGTCGCCTTGAAATAAACCTGTCCGTCAGCGGCAAAGTTGTCGCTGGCAGGAAGCAGATAGCAGATGAACGGCGGCTCCGGCGATTCTCCCTCCGCGAAATGGTCATAGGCGAACGGGATGCCGAGCGCGTTTAAGATTTCCAGTATTTTATCCATTGCGGATACACCTCTCGATTTCTTCTTCCAGCTGCTTGATACCGGCTTCCTCCGCAGGGGCGATGTGCGCCCGCCCGGACACCCTGCCACCGCCACGTTTGGCATGCCCGAATTCCAGCAGATGGGCCAGCTGGTAGCGGTTCGTGGAATGCACCACAACCTCCAGCGCGTTGCTGGTTTCCTTCGTGGTCTTCACTGACCAGCTCTTGGCATAGGCTCCGGTTCTCTTGGGCGCGGTTTCCTGTATCTGCTTTCGGACTGTAGTACCGGCTTTTTTAACAGCGGCTTTCACACCGATGTCCGTCAGATCCTTAAACTCATTCAGGCCTTCCATCACTGCATCGGCAAGGCCGTCAATCGATACCTTTGTTCCAGACATCAGCGGCTCACTTTCTGGCAGTGGTATTTGACTGCCTTGTTCTTATAATTCATGTGATCGACACCAAGAATGTTGTAGAGCTCCCCGTTAAATATGATCCGGTAGCCGGTGGAGGTGACGGCGGCAGCCTGTTTGCACCAGCGCACAGTGAAGTCGATCTTGCTCTCATCCACGATGACACCGGCAGAGGTTTCTTCTTTGGCAGCCTCCGCGCTGATGGTTGCATAGCAGCGGTAGCAGGTTCCCCACTCGTTTTTGTGGTTCCCATATTTATCGGTAACTACTGTGCTTTTCTGGATCGTCAGGCGGACATTCAAAAGCTCAATCTTCATCAGAAGCCCTCCTCTCGGATACCAAACAGGAGTGAGCGCAGGGTGAGGGTCAGTGCATGGTGATCCGCTTCCTCCCGATGCTCATACAGGTAGGCGATGGTATAAAGGGTAGCGATCCTGCCAGCCTCGCCGGTGGCTTCAAAGTCCTCGGAGGTGTCGATCCGCGCAATGGACATACAGAGCTTCTGGGCAGAATCGATGAGCCGGGTGATCAGGTCATCCTCGTCATCAAAATCGACGCGCAGATAGCTCTTCGCTTCTTCCAGTGTTACGATCATGGGCTCACCTCGCATTTCAAAGAGCCGGAGCCACTATAAAAGCAGCTCCGGCCCGGTATTTACTGCCGATCAGGAACCGGATGTGGTAGTACCTTTCTGCTGGAGCACCTTGATGGCCTCCGGCAGCACGGTCTTGCCATCCAGACGCTTGGAGGCAAGGAAACCGACCTGACCGTTCCCAGCATACAGCTCGTTCAGGCGCTTGAAAGTGATGCCCTGACGGTCGCCGATCCAGTAGTAGGAAAGGTCGCCGAAGATGACGGTCTTGGCACCAGCAGCCGCTTCCGGCATAAAGGCCGAAGTGAAGTAGGGCCTGCCGAGAATGGTGGGGACATCGCCGTCTCGCAGAGCAGGCTGCCACAGGTACTGGTCGTTCTTGTCCTTCAGCTTGCGGATGATCTTGATGGTCGTGTCGTTCAGCACCCAGACCGCGTTCTTACGGTACGGAGCCTTGAGGCTGAAGTACAGGTCAATCAGCTCATCAGCAGTGATGGTCGTTGCAGAAGCAGCAGTCACGCCAACCTGCCCTCCGCCCGTTGCATTGAGGATGCCAGTAGGCTTGGCAGTGCCGTTGCCGGTCAGGAAGGCCTCTTCCTCCTTATCGCCGATACGGCGGGCAAATTCAGAGGCGATGTAGTCTTCCAGATCAAAGGCGGAGTCATTGAGGAGCTCCTCAGACACCTTGATGACGGTGCCGACCTTGTGTGCGTCGAGCTGTACCTGACCGAAGGCCTCATCGCTCTCGGTATACGCGCCTTCCTCATCAATCCAAGAAGCGGAGCCGTGGGATGCCACGACCGGGATCTTGTGCAGGCCGCTGGAAGTGGTGATGACATGGGCATGGGCACGGATGATGGTATTCTCGTTCAGGCCCTGCACAAGGGTATGCTCGAATTCATCCGGGACAAGGTAGCCGCCCTCAGAATCCGTACCGACCTGAAGGGCATTGCGCATCTCCGGCGTCATGTCGTGGCGGGCACGGGTCAGTGCCCAGAATGCCTTCTTATAGGCATCGGAAGCGCGGCCCGTCTTGGTGTCCAGCTTGGATGTGGACGCGGGCTTCTCGGTGATCGGCGTGGAGACCGGCTTGGACAGCTCATTGTCCATCTGCTCCAGACGCTCCATGCGGCTGATCTCCTTGCCGAGATTGGTGATCCCAGCCTCCATGCTGGAGTAGGTGGCGTCATCCTCTTCAGAGAGGAAGCCGTCTGCGTTGCGGTGGGAATCGAGGAAAGCCTTTGCAGCCTCCAGAGCCTTTGCACGCTTGTTACGAAGTTCGATAATAGTCATGATAGAAATCCTCCTTAATTTTTCAGTAGGCTCAGGCGCTCCAGCAGTTCATCTACGGAGCGACCGTGTTTAATTTCCGGCTGGGCCGGTGTTTCCTTCCTGACCTTTTCGGTCAGTTTGTTCATGAGCGCCTTCTCGACTGCACGGTCAGAAAAGGCGTAGGCGGGCATCTCTGCCGTGATCTTCTCATCGGTGAGAATGTCATCGGCAAAGCCCAGCTCAATGGCCTTCTTGGCATTCATCCACGTTTCGCTGTCCATGAGATGAGAGAGCTTGGCGCGTGTGAGGCCGGTCTTGATCTCGTAAGCATTGATGATGCTTTCCTTGACCTCCGAGAGCATCTCGATTGCCTTCTGCATATCCTCGTGGTCACCGAAGGCTGCAGTCATGGGATTGTGGATCATCATGAGTGCGGTAGGTGCCATCAGGACTTTGGTTCCGGCCATCGCGATGACGGAGGCAGCGGAAGCCGCGATGCCGTCGATCTTTACCGTGACGTTGCCCTTGTAGTCCATGAGCATGGAGTAAATCTGGCTGGCCGCAATGCAGTCGCCGCCCGGAGAGTTGATCCAGATGACAACATCGCCGCTGCCTGCGAACAGTTCATCCCGGAACATCTGTGGAGTGACATCATCGTCAAACCAGCTTTCCTCCGCGATGGTGCCATAGAGCTCAAGGACTCTTTCTTCGGCCTGCTCGCCGTCCGCCTGATTCACCCAGTTCCAGAACTTCTTGGTCTGTGGTTTCATCGGATGTGGTTACCTCCTTTTCCGTAGAGTTGATATCTGCAAAAGCGCCCGCATGGATGAGCGGGAGCATGTTGCCATTGATGAGATACAGGTCGCCGCCGTCCTCAGCCGGGATGCGGTCAAGGTTCTCCAGCTCACGGATATCATTGGCAGACATCCAGCCGTTCTGCCTTGCGGTGGCGTAGCCGTTCATGCGGCTCTGGTAGTCGCCGCGCAGCAGGCCCTCAACATTGAATTTGAAGAAGTATTCCTTCTTTTCCTCCGGTGTGAGCAGGGCCCGAGAGAGCGACTGCTCCCAGCGCACCACCCATGGATCAAGGGTGTATTTCACGAACTCCAGCGACTGCTGCTCAATATTAGAAAAGCTCGATTTCTCAAGGTCTCCGACCATGTGCGGAGGCACCCTGAAAATTCGAGCGATTTCATCAATCTGGAACTTCCTTGTTTCGAGGAACTGCGCCTGCTCCGGTGAGATTGAGATCGGCGTGTATTTCATGCCTTCCTCTAAAATGGCCACCTTATTGGCGTTCCCGCTACCGGAGAAGCCCTTGTTCCAGCTGTCCCGGACGCGCTCCGGGTCTTTTACTGTGCCGGGATATTCCAGCAAGCCTCCCGGCGTCGCGCCGTTGGCGAAGAACTTAGCGCCGTATTCCTCCGTGGCAATTGCAAGGCCTATGGCGTTCTTGGCCATAGCGATAGGCGAATATCCTACGAGCCCGTCAAAGCCGAGGCCCGGAACGTGCAGCACATCGGATGGCTGCAGATACACCGTTGTGCCTTCCATCGTTGGCGCGTCGGAGCTGTTCTTCTGGTATTTGTAATAGAGCTGCCCGGAAGCATCCCGGTCGACCGTCATGCGGTTTGGCATGAGCGGGTACAGGGCCACGACCTCGCCCTTGCCGTTCCGGATAACCTGTGCATAGGCGTTTCCCCACAGGAGCAGGTGCGTCATCAGCGTCTCCCGGAAGACAAAGGAGGTCATTTCTGGATTCGGCTCATCGTGCAAAAGCAGGTAGAGCGGATGGTCGTGGGCTTTCTCTTTGCCGCCGTCCTCCTTGTAGTGGTAGAGGTGCAGCGGCAGGCCCGCGATGGCTTCCGACAGAATACGGACGCAGGCATACACTGCCGTCATCTGCATGGCAGATTGCTCCGTCACGGCTTTCCCAGCTGTGCTGCCGCCAAGGAAGAAGCGGTAAGCGCTGCCGGAGGTGGCGTTGGTGGGATGATCTCTGGATTTGAATAATCCGCTGAATATGCTCATGGCTTCACGTCCTTTCAGATAAACAAAATGCCTCTGCCGTCGTAGACAGAAGCACTGGATACATTGCCGCATCGGATCGCCCGGTCAAGGGCCATGATCGTGGCTACGGCACCGTCGATCTTCTCTGTAGATTTGGCCTTGTCGGCCTTGATGTTGCCTGCCGGATCTGTGCGGATGTAGATGTTGTCCATCATCCACCGGAGCACCGGGTGCCCGCCGTGGGCGATTTTTTGCTCCAAGGTCAGCCGCATCAGTTCATTGGTGGGTGGGGACATATCCTTAAAGCCCTGTCCGAAGGGAACGACTGTAAAGCCCATGCCCTCCAAGTTTTGCACCATCTGGACTGCTCCCCAGCGGTCGAAGGCGATCTCGCGGATGTTGAAGCGCTCGCCGAGATGCTCGATGAACTGCTCGATATATCCGTAATGGATCACGTTACCCTCGGTTGTCATGAGATATCCTTGTTTCTCCCAGACGTCATAGGGCACGTGGTCGCGCCGGACGCGGAGATCCAGCGTTTCCTCCGGTACCCAGAAGTATGGGAGCACCGTGTATTTGTCATCCTCGTCCTCCGGAGGGAAGACCAGCACGAAAGCCGTGATATCCGTTGTGGAGGACAGGTCGAGTCCGCCATAGCAGACCCGGCCTTCAAGGTCGTCCTCATTTACGGGGAAGGCACAGGCATCCCATTTCTCCATCGGCATCCAGCGGACAGCCTGCTTGACCCATTGGTTCAGGCGCAGCTGCCGGAAGGAGTTCTCTTCGCCGGGATTTTGCTTGGCGGACTCACAGGCAGCCTTGACTTTGTCGATCCCGACCGTGATCCCCAGAGAGGGGTTTGCCTTTTTCCATACCTTCGGGTCTGTCCAGTCATCGGACTCATCCGCACCGTAGATCACCGGATAGAAGGTCGGATCGATCTTCCGGCCTTCGAGGATATCCTTGGCCTTCTGGTGTGTCTCATAGCAGATGCTGTTGGTGTCCGTCCCGGCAGTCGTGATCAGGAAATACAAAGGCTGCATCCTCGCATCGCCGGAGCCTTTGGTCATGACGTCAAAGAGCTTTCGGTTGGGCTGGGTATGCAGCTCGTCAAAAACAACACCGTGGATGTTGAAGCCGTGCTTACTGTAGGCCTCGGCGGACAGCACCTGATAGAAGCTGTTCGTCGGCTGGTAGATGATCCTCTTCTGGGAGGTAAGGATCTTCACGCGCCGGTTTAGTGCAGGACACATACGCACCATGTCAGCAGCCACATCAAAGACGATGGTTGCCTGCTGGCGGTCAGCTGCACAGCCGTACACCTCAGCGCGTTCCTCGCCATCGCCGCAGCACAGCAGTAGGGCCACTGCAGCAGCAAGTTCCGATTTGCCCATTTTCTTCGGGATCTCCACATAAGCGGTATTGAACTGCCTGTATCCGTTGGGCTTGATGGTTCCGAAGAGATCCCGGATGATCTGCTCCTGCCAGTCGATCAGTTCAAATGGCTTTCCGGCCCACGTGCCTTTGGTGTGGGAAAGGCATTCAATAAAGGAAACTGCGTAATCCGCCAGCTCTTTGTTGTATGTGGAATCCTTCGCCATGAACTGTGTCGGCTTGTATTTTTTCAGTTTTCGGATAGGTCATCACCTCCGGTGACATAAAAAATAGCCGCATCTCTGCGACCGTCGTAACGAGACACAGCCCGGATGGGCTGCTCTCAGGGTATTTGGTTTGTGTGGTGATCAGGCGTTCATGGCCCAGAGGATCGCGTGACCCTCGTCTTCAAATTCGACCTCGCTGGCGGCCCGGAGCCCGAGGGTTCCTTCGCAGCTTGTGTCGTCTGTCAGGAATTCGTAAGCCGCTCCGAAGTAGCAGGGCTTGTTTTTCCCGTTGTAGTAGTAGCCCGCCATGATGATCTTGTCTCCAAATCTCAGGGTCTTGCTCCAGCGGCATTCCAGATCCTCGGGTGTGGTAGGGTTCGGCAGCCGGTAGGTTCTCATCGCTTCGTTGATCGTCATTTTCGTATCCTCCGTTTTTGTTTGGTTTTCCCTTGCGGTACTGTATTAATCACTCTAAACGGGGATAATAGCAAGTCATTTCTGCTTAATATAATGAACATATTTCCTTGGCCGGTTTTGTGTATTTTATTGCTGTTCGATCCGGCAGGTCATGCCGTCCACATCCACAATCTGATAAGTGCTTCCGCGCCAGCGGATCTCTCGGATGCGCACCCCGGTGTAGGCATTGCTCTGGCTTCTGTCCGAAAGCACCTCACCGTGCTTTTCCATCCAATCCGCGAGGCTGCTCATGAGCTTTGACTCCCGCTCCATCTTCTCCGCGATATTCATGCCGCCCTCCTCAGTGCTCTGCCTTCAGGACTTCGACCAGCCATTCCGCTTCCGGATGCTGCTCGCCGGTGGCCTTCTCGGTGATCTGGCGCTCGTCGTCGATGTAGCAAAGGTGCTTTCCGACCTTGATGAAGCGGGCCTCTTCGTAGCCTTCGATGTCGGTGCGGTAAACCTTCGCGCTGCGGCTCTCGCCGTCGTAGCTCTTGCCGTCCCAGCCGTTGAAGGTGAAGCGGATGCTCTCGCGGGTCTTAGTGAAGTGGGCTTCAAAATCCTCGCGGGTGATCGCAGTGTTGTACTCCTTGAGCTCGAATGCGTTTCTCATCTGGTAAATGTTCTTCATGGTGTTTTCCTCCGTTTTTTGTAATGTGCCTTTCCCTTTGGCATGTACATATATCACTCTAAACGAAGGATATAGCAAGTTATATCTCACCATAATGTGCACAAATATTCGGGCCGGGAATTGTGTATCATACTACGACCAAAAGCCCCTGCGTGGGGCCTCTGGCGGGCTGCCTTTCCGGCACTTTAGCGGATGCTGAAAAGGTAAGCCGGTGCCTTGTTGTACTGGCCTTCGTGGTAGAAATCCCGGTCGCCGTTGATCTGGATCAGGTCTTCGAGCTGGCAGCCGTTTTCCTTGAAGATCCAAGCGGTCTCAACTGCGCTGCTCCAGCCGGAGGAGAAGGTGAAGCGCTCGATGCCGTTCTCCCGCATGCAGGCGATGAGCTCCGGTGCGTCCTTGTCCCAGATTACATCGTGGAAATCGATGTAGTCGTTGCCCTTATCGCGGGAATCCTTGTAATCCCGGTAGATGCGGGTGTAGGCCTTGCCCTTGGCCTCAATGCTGTCCCAAAGTGCGTGGATCGCGGTGCGGGCCGCTTCCTTGCCGCTCTCGCTTTCGGCAGCCTCTGCTGCGTCGTAGTCGGCCCTGATCTTCAGTTCCTGCTCGTATTCTGCTGCAAAAGTGTTGTTCTTCATGGTGGTTACCTCCGTTTTTGTAGTGTGCCTTTCCCTTTGGCATGTACATATATCACTCTAAACCGAAGGAATAGCAAGTCATATCTCGCCATAAAGTACACAAATATCCGGGCCGGAATCGAAGCAGGATGTACGAGAAAAAGAGCAGTTTCAGGCTCCTTTCCTGCAGGCCTTCAGCCGATGGCAACGAGGCCGTCCCGGTGCATGACCGGTGCGGACGCCGGTTCACATTTGGCGGGATCGGCGAGCCATTTGCCGCAGCCCTTGTGGGTGAGGGTGCTGTCCTCTTTGAGGATCAGGTCGCCGGTGACCGGGTGGAAGCCGACCACGGTGGCGTGGACTCCGAAGTTGATGACCTGCTGGCCGATGGTGAAGGTTGTCATATGGGGCTCCTTTCTGCGGCAGGGCCGCTGGGAAGTGTGGCGCTTAAGTCAGCGCCTTGGTGAATCGTTCCTTCTCATTTTCCGTGTAGAGCTCCGTCCAGCTATGGTCGCGTTCTTCATCGTCTTTCCACGTCAGGCCGTAGATGTAAACGATGCGCTCTTTGTCGTCGTAGCGGTGTGGGTCGGTGGTGATCCCAGCCGGGTGAAAACCGAGGCCGGTGTAAAACTCGTGCAGGGCCTGTTTGTATTCGCATCCTGCGTCCGTCCTGATCGTCAGGGTAGTGCCAAAGCTGGGGTCAAAAGCCTTGACCGTCCTTCTGATGTAGTTGAATTCGTTTCTTTCTGCTCGCTTCATGGTAGGTTCCTCCGTTCCTTTTGTTGTGTACATATATCACTCTGAAGCGAGAGAATAGCAAGTTAATTCTCGTCATAATCTGCACAAACATCCGAGCCGGGATCAAAGCAGAATGTACGAGAAAAAGAGCCGTTTCAGACTCCTTTTCTGCAGGCCTTAAGCCTTGCCGGTCATGATGAAGTGCGCGTATTCGGAGCGGTGATCTTCAAGGTAATCGACCAGTTCGTAGAAGCCTCGGTCAAATGCCAGCCGCTGCACCATCGGGATGTCAAACATGTTCGTCAGGCCTGTATCCCGGATGGCGAGGATCTGTTCCCTGATCGTCTCAGTCATCGCGATCCACCACCTTCCGCACGATGTCGACTCCGAAGATCACGTTCAGGCCGGAGCCGTTGTCCCAATCTACCAGAAGGCTCCCTGTGTTATCGACACCCGTGACTGTGCCAAGGGTGCCGATTGCCGGTGCCTGCGCGTCGTCCATTTGGACGAGCTCCACGCGAGTGCCGGGCGTGTAGGTTTCGCGCAGCCGGGAGAGCTGCTCAGGTCGTATCATTCTCATGCCATCACCTCCGCAACCTTGGCAGCCTCGCGCTTTGCCTTCTGGCTGGCCGCAAACTTGTCTGCCTCCGCCTTGTTGCGGAAGGCTGCGCTGCCGGAGAGGCGGCTCATCAGGATCTTCCGCTGGGCCTTGGACTCGGCTCCGATGAAGCCCAGCCGGAGGAGGAAGCAGCGGAATGCGTATTTTTCGCTTTCCACATCCTTCTCAGTGGACGTGACCCGTTTGGCATCCTTGGCCATGCTGCAGAGGGCAGCGATAAAGCTCATGATGGCTTGTGTTTCCTCTGGCTCCGGCAGGGTGTCGAACCAAGGGAATGAAACTCTGTCCTCGCTAACCTCGACTGTAAGTCGGTCAGCGGCGAGGGCCTTCCGGATCAGGGTGGCTTTGCTGTCGATGAGCTTTCGCAGGTTTTCTATGGCGCTTTCCGTAAAGCCGTCTATCGGGAGGGAAACCGTCAGCCCGGTCGTTTCCTTGTCGGGTGCGGCCTCTGTGGCGCTGTCGGTCTCTGTGGCGGCAGGTGCGGCTTCCTCGGTGGCCTTCTCGGTTCCTTCCAAGGCCTCGCCCTTAAAGCCCGCTGTGGCGAGGGCTTCGATTACCTTCTGCGCCAGCTCGCTGTCTGCCTCTTCGTCAGAAAGCAGTGTACCATCCTTGGTGACCGTGAAGCTGCCGATGTCAAAGTTGCAGGTCGGCATAAACCGGTAGACGGCTTTTTCTCCGGTGGTATCGGAGATGATCTTGACCAGCGCCTTGCGCTCGTTTCCTGTTACGTTGTACCTAACCTTCATGGTGGTGTCCTCCTTTGTTTTTGGTACTGTATTAATCACTCTGAAGGGCACATATAGCAAGTCAATTCTGAGGAATATAAGCACCAATTTTGCCAGCCGAAAACTGTGCAGTTTACAGCAGTTTTTTACTCGGCTGGTTCCACCGTCTGAAGGAGTTCATCATAGGAATAGGTGTGGCCGTCTCTCTGGCAGGTGATCCCATCCGAGGAGCCAGCCTGCTCCACGTAGCGCTTTACGATGACGTCGCAGAACTTCTCGTCAAGTTCAACGGTATAGCAGGTGCGTCCTGTCTGTTGGCAGGCGATCAGCGTCGAGCCGGAGCCGCCGAACGGATCGAGCACGAGGCAGCCGGACATAGTGGAGTTCATGATCGGGTAAGCGATCAGCGGGATCGGCTTCATCGTCGGGTGGTCGCCATTCTTCTTGGGCTTGTCAAATTCCCAGATGGTCGACTCCTTCCTGCCGGTGTACCACTGATGTTTTCCTTTCTTCTTCCAGCCGAACAACACCGGTTCATGCTGCCATTGATACGGACTGCGGCCCAGTACCAGCGACTGCTTCTTCCAGATGCAGCAACCGGAAAGATAGAAACCAGCTTCTTCAAATGCCTTACGGAAGGCAAGCCCGTGGGAATCAGAATGGAACACATAGATGCTGGCATCATCCGCCATCGCGGCCTCCATCTGGGTGTAGGCATCCAGAAGGAACTGCTCGAATTTCTCCTCATCCATACTGTCATTCTTGATCTTTCCGGCAGTGCCCTCATAGTTGACGTTGTACGGAGGATCGGTGACAACAAGATTTGCCTTCTTGCCGTTCATCAGCAGCTCGAAGGTTTCCGGCTTTGTGCTGTCGCCACAGAAAAGGCGGTGATCGCCCAGCAACCATAGGTCACCGGCCTTAGAGAAAACCGGCTCCTTCAGCTCGGCATCCACATCAAAGTCATCATCCTTGACATCGCTGCCGTCATCAAAGAGCTTCGAGAGCTCTTTTTCATCAAAGCCGGTGAGGGCCACGTCAAAGTCTGCACCCTGCAGGGCTTCGATCTCTACGCGCAGGAGCTGTTCATCCCATCCGGCATCCATTGCCATTCGGTTATCCGCGAGGATATATGCTTTTTTCTGGGCCTCCGTGAGATAGTCCACGAAGACGCAGGGCACCTCCGGAATGCCTTCTTCCTTTGCGGCGAGGATTCTGCCGTGACCGGCGATTACGTTGTAATCCCGGTCGATAATGACCGGATTGATGAAGCCGAATTCCCGAAGAGAAGAGCGCAGCTTCATGATCTGCTCCGGAGAATGCGTCCGGGCATTATTTACATATGGGATCAGCTTGTTTACATCCACAAGCTGCATATCTGTCGTTGTTTTCATACAAGCCCCCATTCCGCGAATGCTTCAAATCCGCCAATTTCTTTGATGTAGGCCCGTGCTGTCTCCACGATATCGGAATACGGAATGTGATTCACATACTCATCGCCGATGGCGCAGCAAAGCTCCACGGGTTTTCCAGTTCGCTGGGCCTCAAGCCATGCGTAGATATTGACGGACACATCGGCCTTGCTGAGATCCTTGCCGTGCAGACCTCCGCCCGTCACGCTGTCAGCCATGTCGCTGCCGAGCTTGCGGTTGGTGGCTCCGGTGTCAACATCCGTGCCTCCAGTCCAGTCACCGAGCGGGTTGATCTGGGCATCCGGGAAGCGGGCAGCGATGTCATCAGCAGAGGCATTGCTCTGGCAGATGATCAGCCGGTCACCAGAGAGAATGTATTTCCCGTCGCAGCCATAGGAGGCATACAGTTTCTTGGCCAGCCGTGACAGCTTCTGCTGTTCCTCCGTCACCGGCATTCCCTTGAAGATGCCGTTATCTCCGCAGCGGACTCCATTTGCCTGATTGGCAGAGAGGTGACCGTCTTGCGGAACTTCCACATAATCCACGGTAATAGGGCCAGCAATGCGGCAGGCGGCAGCAGTGACCTCTGCATCCGAAAGCTGCACCGAGGTTTCTGCAATGATATGGCATACGCCATGACCGATCAGTACCTCCACAGCGATCTTGGGATCAGCCGCTTTTGCATAGGCCAGATCGACCAGCGCACCAGCGATGCGATCTGCCACCTTGTCCGGGTGGGCCGGGTTTACTTTTTCAAACATGCTTACATTCCTTTCCGGGAGCGGAGCAAGCGCTCCATCACGTCATCCTGCGGTGTGGCTCCCGAAAATTCCGCAGAACAGTTTTCCTTCACGATCTGGAAGATTTGGTACCAGAGATTGTTGACCTGCTTCATATAGTTCTGGCTCATCGACACATAGGGAGAGGCGATAGCCTGACCTGTAGTGGGATGTTTGGCCAGAAAACCATATTCCGAGATGGCGTGCTCACACTGAATCCAGCGGGAGACGCTCATGGCATAGTTCCGAATCAGCTGCGTACTGACCAGCTTTTCGCAGCCGCATTGCTTAATCCACAGCCACGTTTCTTCAAATATCTCAGCGGCATCCAGTTCCTCGCCGCTTTTCTGGTGCTCTTTCATATAGCTTTTGATCTCCGGCATGTCCTCTCCGGACAGATCGGAGTCCGCAGGCAGTTCCATGACCATCAGCTTCCTGCCACCGGGGTTGCCGGTGCTGAGTTTTTCTGAGAGTGCTTTGGATTTACGTCCGCTCCCGGCCCGCGCACCGCCTCTGGCAGTACCATCCTTCGCCATAAAATCACCTTCTTTGCCTTCGCCGGGGTTATTCCCCGTTTGATTTCGCTTTTTGAGTTTATTTGACCCCACGCCCGTTCCACGGGAGAGGAGCCGTAGAGATTTTGACCGCCCCTACCGGTCTGCGGCAGTGTGGGTATGCTGATGCCAACGATCACCTCGATCTGCATGGATCTTCGCATGGCAGGCCGTGCATAAACTCATCAGGTTGTCGTCGCTGTGCCCACCGCCTTCGGAGAGCGGAAGGATGTGGTGTACCTGCTCCGCCTTGACGTAGCGGCCTTCCTTCAGGCACTGCTCACAGAGCGGGTGGGCATTCATGTATCTGTCCCGGATTCGTTTCCAAGCCCGTCCGTACCGGCGCTTGGCAGCAGGATCGCGGTCGTACTTCTCGTAGCGCTGGGCTTCCAGCCGCTCGTGCTCTGGACAGAAGCGGCCCTCGGTCAGGTTGGGGCAGCCCGGAAAGGAACAGGGACGTTTCGGTTTTCTCGGCATGGGTGCCTCCTTCCTCTGGGCATGGAAAAGGCCCTGCAGGATTGCTCCCGCAAGGCCCTCGGCTCATTTCATTTTGTCCATCATAATACTATCATAAGAGGCGACTCTCATTCCCTCTCATTTACTCTCATGATTGCTCCGACCGCAGAAAGAGCCTGATCGTGCATCCGGTAAATGTGCTGGATGCTGTAATGCATCTCGACCGCAATTTTCTCCCACGAGAGGAAGCAGAGGTACCGCTTCTCCAGCAGGGTTTGCAGTTCCACGTCAGCGACGGCCCGGATGGTCGCCATGATTTCCTTCTTGAGCTCCACCAGTTCTTCGATGTCGCTCTTCAGGCTTTCCTCAACCTCGATGATCTTCAGGACGGCACGCTCTATCTTGGAGCTGCCGTGATTCGGGTTTCTTGGCATGTCGCTGTACACGATGGTACAGGACGTGGCCAGTTCATTCAAAGACTCGATCTGCTGGATCTTGGACTTGATCCGCATATCCAATGTCCGTGCCTGTGATAAATATTCTTTTGCTGTCATCTACGCTTCTCCTTCCGCAAGTTTCTGATGAGATACTCCGGATCGACTTTTGAAAGAACGCCAAACCAATCGGAGCGGAAGAAGCGCTCAATTTCCGCAAGCTCCTGCTCATCGTCCGTGAGCCGGTAGTCCTTCACGGCCTGCAGGATGATGGCATTTGCCAGTTCTTCGTATGGGTTCAAAGCCGCACCTCCGAAATTGTGTATTTCTCGGATTGACTCTGATTGTCGTAGATTGTCGAATGCTGTCGAATGGTCATCGGAGGAGCTCCGCCTTCACCGCATTGATCAGGCCGTTTTGTACCTTTTCCTTGCTCTGCAGGGCCTTCAGTACATGTTCGTCCACAGTGCCGTCCGTGATGATGTGGTGGATGACCACGATTTCCTGCTGGCCCTGCCTCCACAGGCGGGCGTTGGTCTGCTGGTAGAGCTCCAGCGACCATGTCAGCCCAAACCAAATAAGCGTGGAGCCTCCGGCCTGCAGGTTCAGCCCATGACCGGCTGAGGCTGGATGGATGACAGCCACCGGGATGTTGCCGTTGTTCCAGTCGCGGATGTCGGCAGAGGTCTTGATTTCCCGGACGTTGAAGCGGGCCTTGATCCGCTCCAGATCGTGCTTGAACCAGTAAGCTACCAGCACCGGCTTTCCATTGGCTCCCTCGATAAGATCCTCCAGCGCATCCAGCTTCCGGTCGTGAATATGAATCTGCTGCTTGTCGTCATCGTAGATCGCACCGTTTGCCATCTGCAGGAGCTTCCCGGAGAGTGCTGCCGCATTGGCCACCGTGATATCCCGGTCAGGCAGCTGCAGCACCAGTGTTTGCCGCAGCTCCTCATATCGTTCGCGCTCATCGTCACCGAGCTCCACGACGAAATTGTTCATCACCAGCTCTGGCATCTTCAGATGATCCGTTGCCTTCATGGAAATGGTGATATCGCCGATCTGCCGGTAGATCGCATCTGCTGCTCCCGGCAGGAGCTTATAGGAGTAGATGATCTGGCCGTTGCGTTTATCCGGGGAGAAGTAGCTGTTCCGGTACATTCCGATGAAGCGACCGAGACGCTGACCCATGTCCAGTACCTTGAACTCCGCCCACAGATCCATAAGCCCGTTTGCGGAAGGGGTGCCAGTCAGGCCGACGATCCGTTTCACGCAGGGCCGTACCTTCATCAGAGCCTTGAAGCGTTTTGACTGGTGGTTCTTGAAGGAAGAGAGCTCGTCTACGATGACCGTATCAAAGTCAAATGGGAGTCGGCTCTGTTCCACCAGCCACTGCACGTTCTCGCGGTTGATGATGTAGATATCGGCAGGCCGCATCAGGGCAGCCTTTCGTTCCTTCTCAGTGCCGACTGCCACAGAGTAGGTCAGCATCCGCAGATGATCCCACTTTTCGATCTCGGCAGGCCATGTATCGCGGGCCACCCGCAGCGGTGCGATGACCAGCACCTTGTGTGCCTCGAAGCTGTCAAACAGCAAATTCATCAGTGCCGTCAGGGTGATGCTTGTCTTGCCGAGACCCATATCCAGCAGGACGGCTGCTACCGGGTGGGTTTCGATATATTGGATGACGTATCGCTGATAGTCATGGGGTACATATTCCATCAAGGATTCCTCCGATCTGGCTGGAATCGTCCAGCACATAAACCTGAAAGCCGAGCTGGCGCAGCAGCCGGTGTCTGGCTTCCTGCAGCGGACGCGGGTGTTTGCCGGGAGCCTTGACCTCCACAAATCCCATACGGCCACCCGGCATCAATACGATGCGATCCGGCATGCCGTCGAAGCCGGGGCTCACAAACTTGGGTGCCAGACCGCCACGGGCCTTGACTGCATCAGCGAGCTTTTTCTCTATTGTCTTTTCCCGCAATTTTCCTGCCTCCCATCAGTGCTTGAAACTATGGTGCAGGTCTGGGTAGGTTATATCCGTAACTTTTCTTATAGGTTATTTTTTAAGGCCCTAAGAGAAGTTATAGAAAAGACATACACTGACCTGCACCTGAGCATTATTCCTTCAGAAAATCTGACTTCAGGCGTACGCCAAAGATCAGAATGCCAGCCTTGGTCTTGTGCCGCTCAAAGCCCGCCTGCTCAATGGCAGTATAGAAATCCGTCGTGGAGCGGATATACTCACCGACCTGCATGCAGTAGGAGCGGTACTCGTTGTAGAACTCTCCGGACTTAGCGGTATAGGCCTTGTCCACCTCGCAGCGCTCTTCAAGGAACTGGGAGAGCCAGTCGTTATTTTCCTTGTAACGATTGATGGCATCCACCACGACCTTGGGCTGTTCGATCTTGTAGTCCTTGGCGATCACACGCTTTGCACCTTCGATGATCCAAGAGAGGATCGCTCCGCCGCATTTTTTATACAGGTAATCTGCGTAATTCTTGATGTCGCTGTTTCCCTCAATGACCGCGTTGAACGGGATCACGATCAGCCTGCGCCATGTGCCCGCATCCAGAGCACCGACCTTGGGCAGGTGATTGGTATAGAGCACCAGCGTATGGGTCGGGACATAGGAGAACGGGTCTTTGTATTTCTTCTCCGCATAGATCTCGTCCGTGGAGCAGAGCTGCTTCACGTTGGAGGTGGACAGGCGCATGCCTTCCTCCAGCTCCGCCGCAATCAGCAGACGCTTGCCCTTGGCCTCTGCCAGCTCCGGCTTTACGTTCCGTTTGCAGCCTACCGTCAGAGTGTCCGCAGACATGTTGCCGGAGTAGCTGCCCAGCACACGGGAGATGGTATTCCAGAAGGTGGATTTGCCGTTGCGGCCTTCTCCATAGGCAATGATCAAAGCCTCAATGCAGACTTTCCCGATGGCGGACAGGCCAGCGATCTCCTGCACATAGTTCATGAGCTCCGTATCACCCATGAAAAAGGTGTCAAGAGCAGAGAGCCAAATGTCCATGCCTTTGTCATCCGGGTCGACGGAGGTCTGCTTGGTAATAAAGTCCTTCGGGTCGTGCGCATGGAAGGCGGTCAGGCCCTTGCTCAGGTCATAGGTGGCGGATGGAGTATTCAGCAGGAATTCATCTGCATCAAGCTCACGCTGGTCGATCTCCAGCATGGGCCGGGCCTCCTTCAGAGCGGAGGTGATGTATTTCGAATCCCTGCGTTTGATGGCATAGTTCCGGTAGACGACCGCGTTCTCATATTTCTGGAAGACGCGGGCCTGCGTCTTGTTCATGGCACCGGCAGCCTTCTTGGCACCCATCGAAGCAAGCAGCTCCCACGCGCCGTTTTTACTCATTTCATCGGTCAGCTTCTTGATCTCAATCTCTGCTTCCTCCAACTGACGGGTGGTCAGCTCCTGCGCGACTGCCTGAGACTTCGGCTTGGATTCCTCCCAGAAGCTGCCGTTATAGACGAGGTAGTCCGTGGATGGTGAGTAGCGGAGCATGCCGCTGTATTCCCTTGAGAGAACGACGGCCTGCCCGACGTCGGAGTAGTCGCCGGGCTGCAGCAGAAGCTCCTGATTGTACTGCTCCGGAGGGATGTAATCTTCCTGCCCGGAGACCTTGCCGTAAAACCGCAGGGCGCTGCGCCAGATGGTATCCAGCTCGTGGGCATCCAGCGGCGGATCACAGTTCTGGGCATATTCCATGAAATGCTCGTGTGCTTCATCGGTGTTGCCGTAACGCTTGAGGATCTTACCGGCGTAAAGGGACATAGTGGCATTGCGGCTTCCTTCCGGGATGACCGTGCTGCCATAGGTGCCGCCGTCCATATCCTGATCGAAATCTTCCTCGTTCAGAAACGTGGTCAGATTCATTGGCCCGTCAAAGATTTCGACCTGCGGAGCTTTTGTTCCATAGAAGAAGCGAGCAGCATCCAGCGCCTTGGTGTCGAAATACGGAAAGATGGTGTTGATCAGCTTTTTGAGGTTGCTGTATTCCTCCGCATCCGTGATCCGGTCTATGGGAAAGAACACATGGAACTTGGGCCTCGGCTCTTTTCCGTTCTTGGGCTTCAGGTGATGCCGGGAGTAGTGGACGGCAAAGGCGACGTTCGGGAAAGCGGCAGCCACATCAGAAGGATAGATCCAGTCCTCCGGATTCTCCGTGTGGTCGTTGTCGCAGTCGACCGGCAGGCAGTCGCTGCCGATGAAGTTTTCATTGCTGCGGTAGCTGCCTCGATACTCCGCGCACACATAGTCATGGGAGACGGCAGCTTTCAGGCTGGCGGCATCGGTGACCGTATGCGCATGCGGGTAGGAGCAGTTATCTGCCTTTCCAATCACATCTGCGCTGTAGAGTGTGAACATTAGTCATACACCTCCTTGGACTCATCCTCCAGCACCTTCGTGATGAACTTGAGCGCCCGGATCATGGTTTCCAGCTCGCAGTCGCCGCCGAGGGTGACCTCAAAGCCTTCATCGGCATAGCGCCCAATCGGGTGCACCTGAATGTCCGTGCTGGCCTGATCCTCGATGCGGAAATAGGTGCGTCCGCCGTGCCCGGTGTCGCCGCCCTTATATCCGGTGGTGCCAGCCTCGACCTCGAGGATATTGCAGCTCACCACATCGCGGGTATAAGTGGTGATCTCGGTGCCGTCGTTTAATACACGTCTGTTTTCTTTAATCTCGTACATCTTGCTTTTCCTCCAATTCTTCAGTGAAATAGCGCAGGCGATAATTCTTCCAGCGTGCGCGTTTGATTTCTGCTGCCATCCCGGATGAGATGTAGTTCCCGAACACCCAAACCTCTGAGCACTTGCTCATCAGGGCATTCCCGAAGAACAATCCGAGATCGCGTTCTGCCGGATCATCGTCGTTCAGGAATTGTGGAAACAGCAGGTGCGGTGCGACTGGAATATAGCCGGTGTCCACTGCAAAACGGGAGTAGCGTCTGGCGGCAGCGATATTCTTTTCTGTATCTCCTGAGAATGGAGAGCAGATATACACAATCGGCCTGAATGCCCGCAGGGCCTGACGCTCCTCACGTTCTATGGCTGACATCGCTGCATAGGCTGTGGGATCGCTGTATCCTTCGCTGTTGCGTTTCTCAACACTCATGAAAAAAGCCTCCTTTCCGGACAGGCTGTCACCGCCCATCTCTACTTTCCAATGGAGGTGACAGCCCGCCTTTGACGAAGGAGGCTCAATCTTTTTTATAGAATTCTGTTTCGTAGCCATCGGCCCGCAGCAGGAGCCCGTCTACCCACGGAGGTGTGCGGCCCATCTGCTTGCAGACCTCATCCAGCGACATACGTGGATCGGCTTCGATGACCAGCTCGTCGTGGATATGCATGACAATGCTGCAGCAGCGGAGCGTCTTCATGGCATAGCACAGGATGTCCCGGGAGGTTGCCTGCACGATGTTCTCCACGAACTTTGGCCCGTAGGATTCGAGGCGTTCCCATTTCTTGGTGCCGCCGACGCCTTCATAGGTAATGCACTCGCCGCCAAACTTGTTTGTTCCGACCTTTGGCTTTACATAGGCGAGGTTCCTGCCAGATGGCAGAGTGATAAACATCATCCCGCTCCGGTAGGAAAAGAGGATACCGTGGGTCTTGGCAGTGCTGTGATACTTCACGGCCTCCATCGCAGCCCGGTCGACATCCCACCAGAGCTTTACGATGTTTGGATTGGATTGCCGCCATGCCTCAACCAGTGGAGGAAGCTCATCCTCCGTCAAGCCCATCTCGATAGCTCCCATTGCCTTGAGGGCACCGACCGAGCCGCCGTACCCCAACGCCAGCTCACTAATTTTCCCCTTTTGCCGGAGATGGGCGTTGATGCCGTGCTTCTCGACCGGCACCTTGAACATCTGGGATGCGGAGGCGCAGTAGATATCGCCACCCTTGGCGAAGACCTCCTGCCGCCACTGCTCACCGGCCATCCATGCGATGACGCGGGCTTCAATGGCGGAGAAGTCAGATACGATGAATTTCTGGCCGGTTTTCGGGATAAATGCCGTGCGGATCAGCTGGGACAAAGTATCCGGCACATCCTCGTACAGCATCTCCACGGATTCATAGTCACCGGTGCGGACAAGCGAACGGGCCTCCGCCAGATCCGGGAGATGGTTTTGCGGCAGGTTTTGCAATTGGATCAGGCGTCCGGCCCATCGCCCGGTTCGATTGGCTCCGTAAAACTGAAACATGCCACGGGCACGGCCATCGGAGCAGACTGCGTTTTGCATCGACTGATATTTCTTTACAGAGGATTTGGCAAGCTGCTGCCGGAGCAGGAGTACCCTCTGCAGCTCAGGTGGTGCGGTCTTGACGAGCTCTGCCACGGCCTTCTTCCCAAGGGTGTCCGTTTCGAGGCCGTTGTCGGAGAGCCACTGTTTCATCTGCTGGACAGAGTTGGGATTGTCAAGATCCGTCAGCTCTTTCATGGCAGCAGTCAGCTCTGATCGAGCGTGGCTGTCCATATCAATAGCCTGCCTGACAAGCTCCATATCAAGGGCAACACCACGGTCGTTGATTTCCTGATCGATATGGTATTCATCCCAGACGGAGTCCGGTACCGGGAATTTCTTGAGGCGCTCCTGAATGGACATCTCGGTCTCCACATCGCGGATGTTATATCGCTTGAAGGCGGCCCACTTGTCCGGCGCATGCTGTGGAAGGTTCCGGGTACGTCCGCCATTCGACTTCGTGGGAGCGCAGGGTACGGAGAAGTACTTGATGAGATCCTTGCCCTCGGTCAGCTTCTGTTTCTCAAGGCCCAGTACGGCACCGACACCTTCCAGTGAAAGCGGCAGGCCCATCGTGGCTGACCATATCATGGAGCAGCGCCAGCTTTCCGGATTCAGGTACCGGGCCAGCTCCTGAGAGAGCGGATGATTGTCGTGGAAGGGATCGAGGCTCCGACCCATGCGCTTTAAGTATTCGGACAGGCAGACCCGTTCAAAGTTCGCATTGAAGGCCCATTTGATGACGGCCTCGTCTGTCAGAGCATCCAGAATATCCTCCGGGATTATCTCTCCGCAGGCGAGGTCAATGACCTGCACCGGGCCGGAGTCTGCACTGTAGCCGAACAGCAGGATCTCGAAATCCGGATCTTCCACATAGCGGTAAACGCCAGTCTTCTGCAGGTTGGCACCGCTGTAGGTTTCGATATCGATACTGAGTGTTTTCATTGAATCTGTCCTTTCTGCAAAAGGGCGACAGAGAAGGACTCCCTGCCGCCCGGCTTTACTGCTTTTTGTCCTTCCGCGACTGATACCACCGTTTCAGCGTAGGCTTTATCTCCCTGTAGACGCTGCGGATGATCGAGTAGATCACGTAGCCGATCACATAGAAGATCGTGCCGTAGATCAGGATGAAGGCGGTATAGTTCACGATGAGGGAAATCAGCTGATTGGCCATGTCAATCATATGTTCCATAGCGTTTACCTCGTTTGACTGAAATAGGGGCTGGCGGCAGCTGTCCACCACCAGCCCGGCGACTTACTTTGTCAGGTTTTCCATGCGCTTCTGGTGATACTCCAGATCGCGGGCCTCAGAGTTTTCCTTGCGCTTTTCGTCAGCAACTCTGCGCTTTTCTTCCTTCCGGTCATTGATCAGGGCCTGAATGCCAACAGCGGCCCATGCGATCATAACAACACAGACGCAGACGATCAGGATGTTGCAAAGCAGGCTGGATACTACAACTTCATTCATGGTCACACCTCCCTTAGTTCAGGAAATCTTCGTCGTCATCGGTGGCGAAGTCGGACTCAGCGCTGGCCTTGCCGCCGAGCGGTTCACCGGCGCGGACAAGCTGCAGGTTGTTCAGGCCGCAGGCGATGCCGCGATTCCCATTGCTGTTGAACGCGTACAGGCTGATGCTGGCGCGGCCATAGACACCGGAGTAGACCTCCGAACGGGTGAGCACCGGGTTCAGATCCGCATCCACGATGCCGGGAGCGGTCGCGGAGTTGGCATTGATGAAGTAGGCGTTTGCGTAGGCCGGATCGTCCGGGCGCTCCACGTCGCCGTCGCGAAGAGGCGTCTTAATGGAGGCCAGAGGCGGGACACTCTTGGAGCTGCCCTTGAGCTTGGCCTCGCCCTCAGCATAGGCGGCCTCGATAGCGGCCTTGATCTTGGCCACGGTCTTGGTGTCGGACTTCGGGATGATCAGCGAGACGCTGTACTTGGGCGTGCCGCCGTTGATGGACTTCGGTTCCCAGACGTTGGCGTAGCTCCAGCGGGTATCCGGGCCGGTGATGACTTTCATGGGATTCTTGACAGTAGTGTTCTTAGACATAATTTTGTCCTCCTTAATTTTCACTGAAATCAGATTTTGCATTGTTCATGGCCGGACGTTTGTCGCTTTCCGGCACGAGCGTGGGTTTGCCCTGCGGCTTCTCGATAAGGCCAGCGAGGACTTCTTCAAACCGGGCTTTTCCGAGCAGCTTCTGCATGGCGGTGACACCGAGCAGCTTCTGTTCATACGGATCAAATCCGGCTGCTTCGACAGCTGCAGCGACGGCAGCGTCATTGGCGTACTTACGGTTGGAGCGGCCCTCGACCAGCTTCCACCCAGACCATTCCTTGCCGCAGATCGCCTGCTGCAGGGCGTACTCCTTGATATCGGAAGCCCATGCGGTGAGCGCGTCCACCTTGGAGAGAATGTCCTCGACCTCTTCATCGGTCAGAAGCGGTGGCACCTTAAAGTCGTATTTGGCGAGCTCCAGATTGGCAGCGGCCCTTGCGCGACAGTCGTACTTGGCTTTGCAGAAACCGCACCATTCGCCGCAGAGGAAGTTGCCGTCACCAGCGAAGGCCAGATCGGCAGCGGGCTTCAGGACTTCAACCGCCCATGTGAGAAGATCGTTCTTGGACAGCTCATAGGTGCTGAGGTTATCCCGGCGCGGCTGGTAGATCGTCATCCGAACTGAGTCGATGTCGTAAATGTCATCGAACAGTTCCAGCGCACCGAGGGCGTAGCACATCATCTGCGGGTTTTCCTCTGCCGAGACCAGCACTCCCAAACCATGCTTATAGTCGATGATCTGCAGGGTGCCGTCTGCGATGACGATGCAGTCGGCGGTGCCGAAGCCTTCCTCCACCCAGCGGGAGAAGTCCACCCGCTGTTCAATCAGGACGACCGGGTCAGGGCAGGTCTCCTTGGCGGCTTCTACCTGTTCCAGCACATATGCTGCATAGCCGGTAGCGCAGTCGTCCATCTCCTGATTGAACCAGCTGAGGTTCTCGGTGGGATCTTCGGCCTCCATGCCCAGCGCCTTGCGGAGCTTGAACTCACAAAGGCTGTGGGCGTCGGTGCCTTCAGCGGCATAATCGCTGCCTTTATCCTCGTAGCTCTCAGAGAGCCTCGCGGACGGCGGGCAATGCAGCCAGCGGTGGGCCGATGACGCGGAGAGAAGTGCATGCTTAGGCATTTTCCAGTCCCTCCACATCCTTCAGAAGCGCCTTATAGTTGGCGGGGTCGATGCCGGACAGCTTGGGGGCTCCATACTTATGAAGCAGGGCACGGATCTCAGCAGTGTGGCCCTTACGGGACATATCCGCCAGTACGGCGCGGACATCCTCCAGCTTCAGCTGCGGCTCGGGTTTCGGCTCGGCCTTGGGCTCTTCGGCATCGCCGGAGAACTGCTGGGCCAGCCAGTTTGCTGCCTCATTAATAGAGGCGGCAGCAGTGCGGAGCTCTTCGATGGTCATAGCCATATCGCTCATTTTGCTCATGTGATTTTCCTCCTTCCTCGGATTGACTCTGTGCGGCAAGGATCGTCAGCTTCCTCGCCAGCCTTGCAGATACGGCGCTGATGGCGTAAAGCACGTCGATGATCTCCTCATCCGCAGGGCTCTTGTTGTGGGTTCCGTACATCTCGTTCACCTCCGTTCCGGAGCTTTTTGCTCCTTACACTTCCCAATGGAGGCGAGGGGTACGGATTGACGAAGGAGGATGAAAGTTTTTTTGAAAAAGATCTCCGGCCACCAGAGAGGCAGCCGGAGAAGGTACATATTAGAAGGGATAGTCTTCACCGAACTCTTCACGGAGCTTCTCCTCGGCTTTGGAGAGACGTGAGCGGAAAGTCGTCCGCTTGATTCCAAGCCGGTCGGCAATGGCTTCATCTTTGAAGCCCTGCTGACGGAGCTTTCCGATCTCGATAGCCTCCGGCATAAGCTCCACCAGTCGCTTAATCAGCTGACGCATGAGAATCTGATCGAGGATTATGTCGTTCAAATTGGAGGTGTCGCTGGGAATGCTGTCCAGCAGGCAGGTCTCGTCACCGTCGTCGTTGCTGACGGTCTTATCCAGCGAGAGGACATCACCGGCAGCGTGGAATTCGCAGTCGTCGCACATGCCATCGCACAGCCACCATTTTGATTTCGGGCACATACAGCGCTTGTGATACTGCTCACGCTTCCTGAGATTGGTGCGCCAGTGGTCAAATTCCTCATACTGTTCCGGGGTGACTTCGTACCATGTTTTGGACTGCTTGTCGTAGATTCTCTTGAATTGACTCTGTTTGCGTTTGTTTGACATAAAAATTCCTCCGTTTCGTTGTCTTCCGAAGCGGAGGAATCGTTATGAGATATGTATGCAAAACCAAAAACGGTGGAAAGCATACAAATCGAACGGATAACTCCGTTTCGGTTTGCATCCTTTCCACCGATGGTCAGGCTGCATTACGCATTAAAAGATATGAAATTGTTTCCTCACATACCAAGGTGAGGGTTGTGGGTTATGGGTGGTCGTTGCACATTTGCGATGACAAATATATTATTTACTTTTCGCTTGCGCTGTGGTATAATGTAAAAGTCGGCCCGCGAATGTGCTGTGGACACCTATTGCCCACACTCATATTATAATCGCTGACCCATAAAAAGTCAGCATTTAGGCCGGTTGAAGCGGTTCCTACAAAGTTACCGCAAAGTTTCATTTTTGGAGGTGAACTCGTTGCGAGAGCTCGTATTTGCAACAGTTATAGCTGAAGTTAAGAATGCATTCGTGGATGAGATCAATGATCCGGATCTGATCCAGCTTTTGTACGGCGGTGTTGCATACCCTCTCGGCATCACAATCGGCAAGGTTCAGAAAGGGGCAGCAAGTAAAATTGTCAATCGAGAACCGGGAGGCAGGCCGCTCAGGGTTATTAAAGGTCATTCCCAAGACCCTAAGGTAAAGGCTTCGATTGGCGATTATTTTCAAAAAAATGTCATTCGACACTTTATGCCTGATATGGAAGATGAAATCATTTTCCATTTACGCGGTGTAATCAATGATGACTCAAATATTTCTGATAGCAAACGCGATGAATTGTTGCGGCTGGGGAAGAAAGAAACCTTTGCAGAGTTTCTTGGTCAGGCATATCTGTATTCTCTTACCAGAGACAATGTTCTGACTCCGGAGGCAAAAGCAAAAATAGATACAGAACTTGAAGAGTACAAACGCCACCCATTAGAAGTGGCTGAGGTTCCTGAAACTATCATTCACGAGGAAAGAGCTTATACCGAGGCCCTTAGCTTGGTTTATGCTCAAGCGGAAAGTACAGATTCTTTCTCTCTGGATGCAATAGAGTCCTATCCTGAGTATGCGGAGCACCTTGCCGACCAGAGAAGGTATTACTTTGCAGCTGAAGCTGTCCGGCGAGGCACCAGAGACATTTATAAAAAAGAAGACCAGTTCGATATTCTTAAAGAAGAAACGTTTGAAGGAATAAAAGAAATATGGAAGCGAAAAGCTCATGACGGATTTGAACGATTAAGTAATGTTCTGATCAGGGCAGAAGAAATCCGCCCTGATAGGTGCTGGCTTTGCAGGGATACAGACTGGATTGGAATGGCTCAGAAAAAGGGAATTTGTCACTTCCTTGTAAATGACGGAAAGATCACCGGATGGACGAGGTCAGATGATGAACACGCTATTTAA